TTGGTAATTGGCTCCATCTGGTCAGCGAACTTCATGTTGCGCTCGTTAGCCAGAAGGAACTGCTCACGCAGTCGGTTGTTGCGCTCGGTCAGGTAGGCGTTGTCATACCAGAGCTTGACCACGAAGCTGATGATGATTGCCGCGAACAGAGCCGGGATGAATCGGCGGTAACGGGCCATTCTTGCTTTACCTGTCATAGGAGCACCTGCAAAGCTTTGTCAGTTCGAGCGCGGCGATCGGCTAATCCGTTGAACCCACCGTTGACGGTTTTAGTCAGGCCGTTCAGGTCGCCTTTATCTGCGTACTGATTGCAGTTATTAGCCTTCCAGAACCAGCCAGCAGAACGCGCAGCGTTGGCATCCTGCAGCAACAGGTCAGGGTTATCAGTCAGCGGTAGCTTTAACGCCTTTCCGCACGCTTCGTAATTGCCGCGGAACGTCACCTGCTTCAGGCTACGGCCGCGATACTTCCAGCCGTCACCGTTCAGGTTATTTCCATAACGTCCGCCATAAACGAGATTGGCGATCGCCGCCTGACGCTCTGGCGACAATGCTGATTCACCGGGCTTACGGCCCAGCTGCTGGCGCTGTGCATCGGTTAATCGTGTGCCGAAAATCTTCAGGCCTTCCACGCTGTAGTTCAGGCTCTCTTTCACCTGCGTAAAGCCGTTCGACTCGGTGCCGATTTGCCCGATGAAATATGCCTGGCGCTTTGGTGTATCGATGCCGAACTCTTTCATCGCCGCAGTGATGTGCGGATACCACTTATCAGCCAGCGCGTCAGTGATACCGGCGGCTGCTTTGAACTGGTCACGGGTAATCATTCGGCAACTCCCGCACCTCCTGCAGCTTTTTGCAGGAAACGCTTTTCAAGTGCTTTGATAAGAGATGAGCCCGACCAGCCAGCCATACCGCAGATGGCGCCGGTGACTTCCTGTGGCCACGACCAGTAGGTAGCGAGCAGCATCATCAGGAAGCCAGCGAATATGGATACGATTAGCTGCAGGCATAGCGTGCGCCAGCTGAAGGCGTCGCCACTCAAAACTTTGTAGGCATATGCAGCCACCGCGCCGAGTACAGTCATGCCCAGCGCAATCAGCGTGGCAATAAAGCCCGGATCGGATTTATAAGGCATTTTTTTCACTTTCCACCCCCGCATAGGGGACTTGTCCAAATAGGAATTGTCTAAATGGTGAACAGGACAAGTCCGGGTAAACTTCAACTTGTCGATAGAAGAAGTTCCGCCTTGCGCCGTTGGGTAGCCAATAAGAAAGAATCCGCCTGAGTGCGGATTTTTCATGCATAAAAGACGCCCGATGCCACACAGGATAACGAGTGAGTTTGGAGTGGATGGCATGGGCGAAAGAAGTGATCAGCTCTATGGCTGACCTTTAATCTCAGGCAATCGCAAAAGTGCCTGATTTTGAGATTTGGTGTTCGCGGAGGGGTTTGAACCTTCAATCGACCGATTATGAGTCGGCTGCTTTTACCATTTAAGCTACGCGAACGAATTTGGCGGGAAGGCGTGGAATCGAACCACGATAAGTTGGTTAACAGCCAACCGTAATGACCTTTATACGACCTACCCGGAGGTTGCAGGCAATAAAAAAGCCCTCGCAGATGGTGAGTCCGCAGGGCTTCTTAATTATCACAATTTATTTGTTCGATTGCTGTCCGGGCATCCTTAAGAACACTTACGGCAGCTTAGGTAAATATCATTGCTCATTTGCTCTTTGCTGTCAATGGCCTCTAAGCAACTTTACGCAATTTCGATACCACCTTCCGCTCGTTCATCGCTTTTAGAAGCGGAGTGTAGATTAAGTACAGCGACGCGGAGAGGATTTCCTTTACCTCTCGGCGACACGTAGCCAGCGATGGCGACTTAACACGATTACCACCCCTTGTTGCGATTTTGCGAGGACTTGCGGTCTTGTGCATATACGCTGCAATTGCGTATTCAGATGAACCATGCGCGTAGTAACTGAGCAGGATGCCAAGGGCTTTTTTATCGATGCACATGACGGAGTCCACGACCTGAGAAATCAAGAGTCCGTCATCATCGTTGCACATTGGCCTGTATGGATATGATTGTGGTTCAACAGTAGCCATGTATTGCGCTATGACGCTGGTCATGCGCTTTTCCAGCCTTCCTGAATATACCCACGCTCCCCATAGTTCTAACCAGCCATTCAGCCAGTCATGTTGCTCTTTGCTGAGATTAAGCTCGCGTACTGCCATGTTTCACCCCCATGATTTTCGCTGTGTTACGCAATATGCGGTAGTTGATTTCGAACATGCGGCGGGCGCGGTACATGCGCAGCAAGCGCCATTTGTCGTGCAGGTAATCGACTATCATGCTGCCTCTCTTCGCTTATTCAGCTCTTTAGTTTTCTGCCGGTAATGCGCCGCCAGCTCCTGCAGCTCTTCACGCGTCCACTTTTTCAGCTCGTGCGGTCCCATCAGGCGATCAAACGCAGCCTGACCGATTTTCTTAATCAGGTTTGGCGTGTAGTTTTCGATGTTGCCGGAGAGGTGCTGGTTGCAGGGAGCGCACTGCTTATGGCAGTTGGTTTCATCGTACCGTGTGGCCGGTGATGCGCCGCGGGTGCGGTAATGGCCTGCGTCGTATTTACCTTCATGAAAGCGCCCACAGCTGATGCATGGCGCTTCTGCGTCACGGGTTCGGATGTATTCGTTGAAGGCGGCTTGTGCTTGCTTGTGGAAGTGGCTGAGGGGCTGTAGTGCTAACTTGCGGACTTTGATACTGCGTCGTTCCTGCTGGGCTTCATCCTTTCGTCGTCGTTCTGCTTCCTGTATCGACTTCTGCCGGTCTTTTTCTCTTTTGGTTAATGCGATTACCGTTCCGCATTCCGGGCTGCACCACGTTTGATTCTGAAATGCAGGATGGAACCATTCGCGGCAGTTGGAGTTTTTACATCGCCTTCTGACTTTCCTCATCGTTTCCTCCGCACATCCTGAAATTCGGGTCGCTCATTAGCTCCACCTCGCAAGCGCTGCAGCAATAGGTCTCGCAATCGGCCAGAGTAATGGCGCAGAACACGCAGACCAAAGCAGATTGCTCGCCAGCGCCAGTGGGCTGATTTGATGAGGTTGTGTTGCTCATATTCCTCCCACTTCAGGTCGGTTTCACAGGACTCACATGCGACCCCATACCAATACTTATCTTCACTGGTGAGGATGGTGTGGCAGCGTTGGCAGCGTTCACGCATGTTGAACCTCCATGAATGCCTCTATGAATCCTTTCGCGACTTCCGCGTTGATCGCGTTACCGTAGGCGCGCAATCGTCCCACTCTTTGGGTAGCGCCATGAGCCAGCGGGAATGAGCCGGGTTCAACTGGCCTCCACTTTCCATCCCGGCAGAGGAGCCAGTCAGAATCTCTCCAAAAGCCGTTAACCGGATTGGCTGAGCTATCGACGCAAAATCCTGCAGGCGCTGCTGTATTTTCGTGCCGTCCTTTCTCTTCATGCTCATTGCATTTTCCGGGTTCGGCGTCCTGTCGTTGCTCGCTGCTGTAGGCGTCGGCCATCCCGACAATTTCGCTGTACCCGGCAGCTTCAGGCAAACTTTCGGTGCCCCGTCCGGATGCTTCCCGCTGTAACAGTGGGTTGAACCTGTCGCATCGTTCGCCACTGGCGTCTGCCAGCCCGCTAGCTGGGCTTTCGACTGAAGGTTCATTCCACCTTGACGGCCGCTCGTTCCTGCTCCGGTTCCGTTGTTCGCTGTCGGAGTTGGCCACCCAGAAGAGTCGCTGCCTGATGTGCGGCGCACCGAAGCCCGCAGCGCAGATATCAAGAGCTGCTGCGGCGTATCCCGTTCCTTCCAGGTCATTTTGTACAAGGTCGAACCAAGAAAGTCCGTCTTTGCTCGCAACCTGCTCTCCAAAGACTGTCTCAGGTCGCAGCTTTTCGATGAGGTAGTGGAAGTGGGGCCAAAGGTGCCGCTTGTCATCAAACCCAGCGCCTTTGCCTGCGTCGCTGAAAGGTTGGCATGGGCAGCTTCCTGTCCAGACTGGCCGATCGTCACTCCATCCTGACTGGCGGAGCGCGTAACTCCAGACGCCAATTCCGGCGAAGAAGTGACACTGAGTGAAGCCTCGCAAATCTCCGGGTGTAACATCCTCAATACTCCTTTCATCAACAACGCCGGCGGCGATGTGTCCTGCTTCAATTAAGTTACGCAGCCACTGGGCGGCGTAGGGGTCGATTTCGTTATAGTAAGCCGTCATCGCGTGAACCTCACTTTGTTAGCCACAGATTGGCGCAGCCCTTCCAGATAGCTGAAAGTGGTCACTTGCGATTCGGTGGGTTGTGGCTGGAGTTTCTTGCGGGGTGATTTGGTGTCGTAGATGGCGTGGTTTTCGTAGCGTTCCCAGATTGATTTTCGTCTCTTCATCTCGCCCTCGCACACATATGGCGGCATGTATCGATGCTGCATCCCATTCGCTGGCTGATGATTGCGTATGTCAGCCCCATTTTTCTCAGCTTCCCTACCTTGTTGCACTCTTCCTGTGTGTGGTGTTGGTATCTGCCTTTGCTCATGCCGCGCACCTGTATTCAGTGGTTACGGTTCCCGGCGTGCCGGTGGTGAACATTGCGTTGCGATCGGGATGCTCTGGCTTCACTTCCATCAGCCCGTCAAAGCGCTGGTAAACGCAGTGCGGTTTCTTATGGACGAACGCCAGCCACGCAGCTTCTTCGATGGCTGCGCCAATATCGGTAAAGGGTGTCATTGGAATCCTCAGAAGTAGGAATAGAGTTGGTTAATGATGTTCTGGTCTTTAGTGCCGGCGAATACGTGTTTGATGGCGGCGTTAATCAGGGATGAATAACAGCGCTCAAACTCTTCCTGCTCCATGTTTGCGTACGCCAGGCTCTTTGCTTCTGCCCTCACCTCGCCGCGGATGTTCGTCACCATGTCGTAATGGCCTGCCAGAATGGTCAGGTCTTTGCGGAAGCGGTTGAACTGCGTGGCTTCATCGGCATGCTCAAGCCCTGCCCGGTCAGCAGCCCAGTGCTGAAAGCAGAAGTTGAAGAATGCGAAGGCCTTGCGGTGAAATGCGGGGTTGCGGGTTAGTTTGATTTCGGCGGTGTACTGCTCGCCATTTTTGAAGCGGGTAAGGCGTTGTATGTCACTATCAAGCGCTGGGGTGAATATCCCCCCGGCCGATTTGATCAGCTCGATTTGCATGGCGTTCCTCGATAGCTTTCTCCAGGCATGACGCAATGCTGCCGACCAGCTGCTGTTGCTCTGGCGTCAGTTTCGTGTCGTTGAGTTTGTCGTTTGCTTCGTAGGCTTGGCGGAGTGGGTCAGGACGGAGTGGGATTACGTTGCTCATACCAGCCCCCAACTGATGTTGTTTTTGAAAAACGGAGATTTTGTGCGCCTTACAACGCCTTTCTTTTCAAGGTATTTGAGCCTAGACCTCAATTGCTGGGTCGTTATTTCAAACCCATTGAACAGTAAGCAATTGCGCAGGTAGTAAGTTGGCTTTCCATCCCGGCCAGCGCCCTGCAACTCAGCCATGATGTCTGAATCTTGTGGTTTGACCATTTCAATACTCTGCTCCATTTTGGTTCCCCCCTCTCCACTTTCACGGCAATCATCACCGCTGGTTTGATTGTTGGTGAACTGGCTCATGATGCCTCCAGCTCGAATCGCTGATTCCAATCCTTCACCATCAGCTCATATTGACCTTCAGCAGCGGAGTATTGCGGCTCATGGTCTTCGAGTATGCAGTTTTCAGCATGCTCAACATGCAGGTAATGCCAGCTTCTGTTGCTTTGGATTTGCGCTGCGCCACCACAGAACGGGCACGGCTTAAGTTTTTCACTCATCCTTCCCTCCCTTCATTTTCAATCACCCGATAGGCGACAATCCTTCCAAAGCAAAGCCCTGTCCATCCATATGACGATGCCGTACCGGTAACCGCGGAGCCATCATTCCATTGGATTTGAACTCTCGTATTCCCATCCACCGGGCGCTCGCCACCCTTCCACTCAATCCAGCCATCATTTTCAATCTGCCGGTAGGTGTCCGTTGTGGGCTGAGGTGGTGTCATGCTCAGCAGCACATAACCCGGAAGATAATCACCGACGTCAGCTACGTGTGTAACCACCCTTTCGCAAGCGTCGCCGGTATAGTCGCCGTTCCATTCCATGAGACGTAGCGTGTCACCGGCTGCAAAGTTGCGGTCGTTCATGCGCAGCTCAGCGGTTTTGATTTCGTCCAGAACCGGCGTGAAGTGCTGCGGTAAAATTTTCAGTTCGTGTCTCAAAATCCACCTCTACCCTTAGTTTTACTCTTGCCGCCTTTTTCGGAACGGGAATCAACCTTTGGTGCAGGTTTGCTTTCGCCGAATACGCGCTTAATCAGCACAGCGCGAGGCAGTCCGTAAATTACCTGTGTCATGATGCAGCCCTCGCTGATTTCAGAACTCCTCGAAGCATGGCGATTTTCTCCGTCAGATAGCCGCGCTGGATGTCAGTCATCGGTGTTAATTCCGGTGGCAGGCAATCATCGCGGTCGGCACCAATTCGCTTAGCCAGCAGCGTGATAAAGCGGTCGGCAACCTGACGAGATACCCAGTTTTTCTCCAGTAGGTGCGATGCCCAGCCTTTGATAGATTCCGGTGAATTGCAGTTCGATAGCAGCACTTCAAAATCAGCCATCGAGTTGTTCGGGTGGAGAACTTTCACATATCGACCTTTGATAATTACTGACATCAGAAACCACCTTTCTTTTGGCCTTTGGCTGGAGCCTGGCGCGAGTCGCGTTCTGCCCTTGCCGATTGTTGGTCCACGTCGTAAATAGCGCCGTCACGCTGCATGCAGAAAACGGTGCCGGTGTTGCCGTGGCGGTTCAGCCTCAAAATCAGCTCGGTTTCGCCATGCGGGACGCTTTCATCGAATGCGCCTTCGCGATGAACTGCTACCCAGTAATCACAATCCTGCTCAATCTGACCGGTGTCGCGGGAATCGCTTGGCAGCGGTCGCTTGTTGACGCGCTTTTCCAGTTCGCGGTTAAGCTGTGTCAGCAGCACCACAACGCAGCCGAGCTCTTTAGCGAGGTTCTTCAGCCCTTTGGTAATCATTCCGTAGGCTAAGTCGTTGCGATCGGCTTTTTCGGCGGTCATGAGCGTCAGGTAATCGACCAGAATCATTCCGACGCAGCCCTTCTGGCGCTTAATCTTCCGGCTTTCGGCAACGATGTGCGCCAGCGACATGCCAGGCGTATCGTCGATGTAAAGCAGGTCGAGCTCACGTAGTCGGTTAGCGGTTTCCGTTGCGCGGTTGAAATCAGCGTCGTAGTCGCCGTGGTACACGTCGTCTTCGTGATCGGTAGCTGGCAGGTAGAAAATGCTTGGGTTGACGCCTGATTGCTGGCCTACCAGTTTTTCCAGAATCTGGTCTTCCGGCATTTCAAGGCTGAACATCAGCGCTGGTTTCTTCTCGCGCACCGCGCAGTTGATTGCCATCTTGCTGTACAGGGTCGTCTTGCCCATTTTTGGCCTTGCGCCAATCACGAACAGCGAACCCTTCACCAGCCCTTTCGGCGAAAGCATGCGATCAAGCGATGGGATGCCCGTACTCAGTCCGCGCTGCTCGCCACTCGGGTCGAAGCGCTTTTCCAGATCGGTTACCCACGTTTCCATAACGTCACCGAACGAACGCAGGCCACGGCGGACGCCGGTCTTGGCATGGTCGCTAATCAGGTTGGTCATGGTGCTGACGGCATCCAGTTTTTCAGTGGCTGACATACCGGTTCGGCTGTAGAGCATTTCCAGCGATTCGTTCAGTTTGGCAATCGCGTAGCGCTCCATTGCGCGGTCTCGCACCACCGAGGCGTAACTGACGATGCTGGCAACGGATGGCGTGTTCTTTGCCAGCTCAGCAAGATAAGCAAAGCCGCCATATTCCTGCGCGTTACTGTCCAGATGTTCTGAGAGGGTGATGATGTCGATAGGCTTGTTTTTGCTAATCAGCTCACGGATGCCGGTGTAAATCACACCGTGGTAGCGATTGTAAAAACTCTCAGCCTTCAGCATTGCCATAACTTTCAGGCTGCGCTCTTCTCCGCCATCAAGCATCAGCCCGCCTATCACACCCTGTTCGGCGTCGGTGCTGTGGGGTGGCATCAAAACGTTATCGGTCATCCTTGTCTCCTTCTCGAACGTCGCGGTAAAGCTTTTCAGACAGGAAGCTGTCGAACTTCATGCGGCGCCATGTTTTTCCGGTTCGGTTGTCGGGGCGGTCTTCCAGCATCCAGCGGCAGTTGGCGCTGATGTACTGGAGATAGGATCGGAAGCCCTGCATGGTGAGAGGCTCGCCGTTATCAAACTGACGAGCGATTTTGTTGGCCTTACCCCAAAACCGTTTAATCAGGTTTCGGCGGTCTTCGTCCATCACTCGCCAGCCTCTTGCCTCTGGTAGTTCTTCCTTCAGGCATTGCCAGACTTCTTCGCAGGAAATTCTTTGCTTTGGCTCAGCCTTTTTTGCGGCGGGAGTTGCACACTCAATATCTTTAGATATTGAGTTATTAGTTAGTAATTCATTGTATGTGGTAATTTGCTGGGAATCTGTTGGGACAACCACCGCCGCAACCTTAGTGCCATGCGGGTTTGCGTTGGTAATCTGTTGGTAATCTGTTGGTAAATAATCTGCCTGATATTCGTCGTATTTCAGGATGGATATCACGGTGAATTTACGGTTCGATTCCGCGCTGATCATGTCCATGCTGACAAACTTTCTCAGCAGGTACTGAATGCGATCAGGTGAGATTCCGGTTTCGCTAGCCAGCTTGTGCCGCCCGGTAATGAATTGCCCACGCCCCAACTGGACATCGCCGAATTCGGTCGATGAGGTAATTGGTTTGTGAGTGGCTTTCATGACCAGGTGGAACCAAAGGTGAACGGCTTGAGAGTCCTTGTAGAATCCACAGTCCATAATTTTCCTGTGGAACAAGGCAAACCCCTTTTCAGTTGTGGGCTGTGCTTCCTGCTGACGGTAATCCTTGTGATCAGATATCTTTCTGACAACGTTACTCATTGGCTGTCCTTACCGGCATGCTGTGCCCGGTACTCTTCAAGGATTGCCAACACCTCAAACTCGTTTTGTGGTGACAGCGTCAATGCTGATGCTTCACCGTGTGGGAAGGTTTCAACGCCAGACAGCAGCTCAACCAGGCGGCGTGCTCGTGTTGCACTGAACTGCGGCATAGCAGCGCTGCGTGACAGCTTGGTTTTGCCAGCAGCCTTAACCTTAACCATCTGCTCAAGCGCAACAGCGCCAGCTTTTGGCCCGTGCTCGCGTGAGAGCGCCACTGCTGTTGTAGCCGCCACGGCGCCAGACTTAACCATTTCGATCAGCTCGTCGCCGCAGGTCAGGAGCTGGAGGTGGTGATCGATATCAGATGGTGAGCGTTTGACGCGTTTAGCGATTTCAGCAGGTTCCCATCCCTGATTAGCCAGACGCTGATATGCCGCCGCGCGCTCCAGTGAAGTGAGCGGCTTACCCTGGCTGCTGGTGACCATGAAAGCGATACGATCGGCTTCGGTACCGGAAAAATCCTTGCACTCAAGGCGCGGGATTTCGATACCGGATTCAGTCGCCAGCAACGCACCGTGATAGCGGTGATGACCGTCGATAATCTTGATGCCTTTGTCGGTCACCTGCACCGCCAGCGGCGGCACAAATTCACCGGCGATGTAAGCGTCGCGGAATTCTTCGATGTGAGCTTGATCGATTTCACGCACGTTATAGCCCGGCTCGATATATAGCTCAGAAAGCGGCACCAGAAAGGTTTTCTTAGCTGACATTTCGGTGCCGTTTTTCTCTTTGGCCTTGTAAAGCGATAGTAAACTACTCATAATTACTCCGGTATGTTGATCCAGTTAATCCATACATCAGGCGTCGAATGTTCCAGCATTCGGCGCTTTTTCTTTGCCCAAAATCAGGGCCACTTCTTTCGCCACTGCTTTAGCCAGTTGCGCTGCGTCGTCATCAACAATCCCGTACTCAAGAATGTCGATTGCCATGCTCATCTGCCGGAAGAAATTTTTCTTCATGCGGCTGACCTGGTACTCGGCGATACC